TCATACTGCTTTTTTACCAACAATGATCCACTCTTTACCGCGGTCATCATTGTATCTGTCAGTCATTTTCATTGTTTTGTGGCCCAATAGTTTCTGGGTGTCTATCCCTTGCTCACGATACAAGCGCTCGGAAAGTGATCTCTGTTCATGGAAAGTCGGAGCTGTTCCCTCTTCCCAGGTTAGACCGCTTTTATCCCGTGCTTTCTTGAACGTTGAAGTAAGTGTCTTGGCTGACACTTGGTCACCACGACTAGCCTGTGAGGTGCTATGGCGAAAATGAACAAGGTATTTACTCACCACAGCATCTCTACATTTTGAAATAACATCACTCAGAGTAATATTTAACGCTTCATTTCTGAGAGAAAGGGGAATGGCTAATCGAGTTCCTGTTTTCTCCTGCTCAATATGCAGCATATCATCCCATACATCCGAAAACTTCATATTGCAAATATCTCCTAGGCGTTGCCCTGTTACAATGGCAAGCAACATTCCACATTGTAAATAAGGTTGTTGTTGTTCGGCGGATGTATAAATAACCTTCCATTCCTCCAGAGATAGCCTTTGTCTGCTTATCTTGTTTCGTGGCTGTTTCGTTGCTTGGGCAGGGTTGTATCCTGGCGGAACGTGACCAGCATGTTGAGCCTCCTTAAAAACATCTATTAGTACCATGCGTACAACTTGAGCCATCCTGTTATGACCCTCTGCCTTAACAGCATCTGTTATTTCGGAAATATCAAGTGCTGTAATATCTTTTAGATATTGCATTCCACAATGTTCCCGAAAAAGACGGATTGGTTTAGCTTTCTGTCGAAAAGAGTTTGGGCGCAGCTCGTTGTGTTTCAATCTTTCCTCCTGCACCAATTCATATTTGTCGAGCCATGAAGAAACTGTAATATCCGTGCGGTTTCCTTTCATGCGAGCTAGGCGCTCGTTAATACCAAGGATCTGCCTGGTTCGCTGCTCTGCAATAATAGTATTTGCTTCACTTGCCACCTGCTTTGCTTCAGCTTCGTCCGTGCCGAGGCTGTGAAAACGACCAGATATCGGGTGTTTGTATTGCCAGTAAACCTTTCCGGTACGTTTATCAAGTTTGCAATATAGGTTTGGAATAGTGATTTTATGGGTACGCGGTCTAGCTGCCATCGCTAATTATCCGTCTCAGTTTTGGGTTAACATTTATTGGAAGTTGCGGTTCAGCAACTACACCTATAAAACGAGCTTCTTTGTCAACCATCCAGCGCCGTCCGACTCTCATCGGTGGTGGCGCTATCATCTGACCTTTAGCGTATTTTTTTAATACTCGCTCGCTAGGGGCTTCACTGCCGAATTCATCTTTCGCCCATTCGAGTAAAGAGACCATACGTGACATTTCTTCTCCACATACCGGCTGCACCCGGTTATCGAACGTTATAAGCACATGACGAGCAACCAGCACGAATCCCGTCATTACATCTTCTGCATAGCTGGTGGTCTCGATCATCCTTATCTGTTTCGTACATCTTCAGTTTGGCAATCACCGTTTTAGATTCTGGGAGAATCTGTTTGCGAAGGTTTGCAACTTCATCGGCTAATTCCATAAGACGGCAATGAAGGTCCTTTGCTTCATCCTTATACGAGGCTAAATCATCCCGCATACGCCTCCATCGCCGGCGCTTTAATTTACTTGGCATCAGTCATCATCCTCATCCTCGTCGTCATCGCAGGATGCGAGCAGTGGATTCATTCGCCTCCCCACCTGACTGGCGTAGCCGCGGCGACCGAGGTTGTGCAGCACGCCGTAGATTTCGAACATTTCGGTTCGCTCATCACCAATATCAAGCTCACAGGCCAGCGCGTGGCATTCAGTGGCGAGTGCCGATATCTTCTGAAGCAGTTCGACCTTACTCACCTTGCACCTCCTGCGGGGTGTCCGGATACGCACTTCCTTCCTGACCAGGCTCATTGCTGCCGGTGCAGGCATTTCTATGGTCATTTGCCCGGGGGCATCTCTTGTTCCCGCAATCAGGACACACCACAAAGCGCATATCGTTCAAGACCACAGGGCGGCATGTGCAGCACCAACAATCCGGAATTCCCGGATAGTTGCCGATTATCGACTCAGCTTTTTTTTGCAAGGAAACCAGATCTGGCGCGGGATTGATGCTGGTTAGCGACTGAACCTCCACCGCCTGCACATTTTCGTTACTCCTGCAGATTGCTTCAGTTCCTGCACTTTTTTTTAATTCCTGTAGCATGGCGGCGCGGCAGGCATTCCACATATCCGCACCAATGCATGCCGCATACTCGTCAGGATTTGACGTTGGCAGGATGCGCTTTATCGTTTCAATGGTCGGTTCCATTACATCCGGCACTACCGGCACCGGCTGCGCAATAAGCGCTTTGAAATCCTCAATCCGCGCCTGAAACTCCGCTCTCTCTTCCTGTGACAGCGCCGCCATATCAGATTCGTATACGGCCCTGCGCGCCAGAGCTGCAAGCACAGAGCTTGTTTTAATACCTTTGCCAAAGCGCAACCTTGGCTCAAGCAATACCGAACAGGGCAGCACTTCGGGATATTCCGGCGCTGGCTGCGCGTGGCGATAGAGCGGCAGTACAGCCACATCACCATCTTTTGCGACAAATTCTGCGCGGCGTTCATCGCTTGTAACATACCATTGCTCGCGATAGTGCCATGTCCACGCCACCGGCTCGCTGTCGACCTTGCGGCGTTCCTGTAGCTCACGAATTATCCCGGCAATTAATCCGGGCGTTGCCAGACGCTGAAATTCACAGTAGTAGTTCGGGTCAGAATGACAGGTGGCCTCTTGTGAGTACCACATCAAATTAGATAATTCGTCGTCTATGTGTGGCTCGCTGTCCATTGCGGCCAACAATACAGTGGATATTCGATGTGCGAGGTGGCTCTTTCCGTATGTGGCAATCACTTCGTTAAGCTCATTTCTGGTTATGGTTGATTTGGTCATACATCCCCCTCAACGACAGTAACGCCCAGCGATTCCAGCATGGTAAGAACCTGCTGTTTCGTGTATGCCGGATAACTGTGATCAGCATAAGTACAAGCTGGCGTAGGCAGTGTGATGGTTTTGGCTGCGGCCTTGCGGCGTTCCTGTAGCTCTTCCAGAGCAATCGTCAGCGCGTAATAAAACGAGTGGTCAACTCGATTGTCGGCGCGTTCTGCGTTATCGCGCGCCAGTTTGACACTGTTCAAAAGCTGGATGACGCTGTTTTCTGCTAACTGGTTATTGGTCATTGGTTGGCTCCTTCTGCTGCCCGGTTAACTATCACGCCGTCGTATACTTCTTTGAGGTGGCCGCGTAAGTCCATGCGACGGAGCGCGCTAAACATGTAATCGCATTCCGCCTGTTTGTTAGCCTGAAATGGCTTGCTGTCCCGGTTAACCCACTCCCAGTTTCCAGGCCAGCCGTGAACCTTCTTAACCCGACCTTTGACCACGTGAAGCAATCCCCAGCCAGGCTGCAAATCATCAATATTTACGATACCCGGCTCACTAATCATGAAACGCCAGTCTCCCATGCCCTTCTCGGGTTCAACACGGAAAGGCTTCTTGCGGTCGGCCAACAAGTCAGAACGAGAGCATTTAGCCTCAATCAGACAACTGGCCCCATTGCGAAAGCCGATTGCATCAGCCTGCTCACCGTATGGCGTCCATGCTCGGAACCGGTCATGAAAGGCCACCTTGAAACCGTTGTTTTGCAGAAAACGGCAGGCTATCTGGCAAAGTTCATCGTGTGTCAGTGCCATCACTCAACCTCCACCTTGATGCCAGCGGCGCGCATAGCGGCGACATCACCAGCACGCACACCTTCAGCCAGTAGCCGGAAGGCCCGATTTAGCGTTTTATCGTGAACCTCTGCAAGGTACTCACTGATATCAGTCAGCTTCACGGTGACGGCGCGGGACTCCATCTCGGCGATGCGCTGGCGCAGTGCTGCGATCTCCATCTCTGCAGCATCGGCATAATGGACGTTTTCATGCTCCAGCGGCGGCAGGTCCGGGGTTTTCACGCCAAACAGTGCCGCCAGTGCTCGGTAGTTCTGCTCGCTGTGATAGCGACCTTTGCAGCGGACCAGTTTTTCGGCTGCAGCGCGAATAGCTTCAAGGCCCTCTCTCTCTACGCGAAAGCGCCCAATTGTAAGCATCAAGTCCTGATTCTCTTCGTCTCGCTCTTTGGCGTACTGCTGCGCCTTCTCCAGCTCCTCTACCAGCGCATCAACGTAGCCAGCGGCACGGAGGGCAAACTCAGTGATTGAGAGCTCAGCGTCAGTTTCTTTCCCGTAGCTTTCGCACTCCGACACCACGGCAAAATAGTCAGAATCAATTTCGTTATCTGCCAGGTGGCGTAGCAGGTCGGCTGTCTGCTGCCCGTTTGCAATCAGCAATTCGTGGCTCTGCGCCAGTTCGGTGATATCAGTCATGATGCTTGCTCCTGTTTTGGCATCAGCGCATCGCGGACGCTCTGGCGGTAGTAGTGGTGAAAGGCGAACGTCAGACCGAGCTTTGTTGGCCGCTCCTGTTTACCCAGCAGTTTGAGGCGAGTGCAAATGGTCGTCGCCGTCCAGCCAGAGTGATAACCGGCGGCTCGCTTCATAACGGTTTCCGCCAGAATGGTGCGAAAGTCATCTCGCCCGAAATTAGTGTTTTCGAATGCGGCGTTTATCACTTCGTCAGTGAGATGTGCATCGATAGCGTGGCTCATTTGTCGGCCCCCTCGCGCAGCTGGTTTGCAAAATCGACCATCGCATCATGAAACTCAATTGCTCCTGACGTACGTTTTTCAGCTTCTTCGTAGCTGATATCAAGCCTGTCCATAACACAGTCAGTTTCAAGATAGTCAGAGCAGGCATCCAAAGAAGCGGTAATCGCATCAGCCTTAATCCCGGCCAGATAAGCGGAGGTGGCTGGACATGCCTTCTTGATAGCCTCTTCGGCTTCTGCCCGGGTCAGGAATCCGCTTTTTCCGTCATTGCTGACCATCTGGCTGTCGAACCATGCCTGCAGGCCAGCAACGGTAATATCATCGGGAATCTTGGCCCCAGCTTCGTCTGTAGTACCTTCCAGCCAGTCGCGAGCAGCAGACTCCCTGCCAAGCGAAAGGCAAGCCAGCGCCGCCTGAGCACCCAGCATCGTTTTGTGGAACATCCATGAAGTGTTAAGTTCACGGGCTGCGCCGTTGAGAAGATAGGTATTCTCCGCAGCCAACTGCACATGTGCTTTCGCCAGCTTCAGGAACTTCTGCTCTCTGATCGACAGCTCGCCTGCGCTCTCCAGCGACTGAATGAGTTCGTTTACTGTTGAGATGTTCATGCTGTCCACCATTCAATAAACATACAGATACCAACGGTTACTACGGCAATCAGCACCCAGCAGATCACATCGAACAAGGCTGCGAACCGACGCTGGGTGTATTTGCTGTAATTCTCAGGTTCAAAATTCATTGCGCCTCCCCAAGCACCCAGCGCAAAGCCTCGGCATATTCGCCGCTGGCATCTTCGAGGGCTTTGATGATTTCTTTGCGGGTTTTCAGGCGCGGCTTTGCCTCGCCGAGGATCTGACGCTGACGCCGGGCTTTTTCATGGCCGGTTGTGCCAGCAGTTGCCGCTTCGATTTCAGAGACCTTCTCCCGCTGCTCTTCTGGTTTAAGCGATGCCAGCTGACGCGCCTGGGTAACGGTGACCGTTCCGGACTCCACTGCATCGCGAACAGCCTGGGTGGCATCCAGCAGTGACAGAGTTGCGCGTACGGTCTGGACACTCACGCCAAACATCAGCGCTAAATCGTCCTCGTCGTGCCCGCGTTCCAGCGCATCAGCCATTTTCTTTGCTCGTCCCAGTGGCGTATCTGCCTGGCGGATTTCGTTAGCACTTACCATCGCCTGCGCCATGCGAACGGCGGAGCCACGTTTAGCGACTGCTGGAACCAGTAACGGTTCTTTACCCTCTTTCAACAGTCGCTTGTTGGCTTCCAGTGTATGGCGCACACGCTGGCGACCATCGACTACACAAGACAGCCCTGTCTCCGGGTCTTTCCAGACGATAATCGGCTCAAGAACGCCCTGGTCCATGATGTTAAGCACCATTGCCTCGTTGATAGGCAGGTGGATACGCTCATCGTAAAGCGGGTGCGTTTTGTCGGTAACCAAGTGCAGGTTTTCAGGTTCGAACGTCAAAACGTTCGTTTTGCCACTCGCGCCATATACCAGCTTTGAGTCTTTAGCCATCAGAGAGCCTCCACGTTACGGAAGCTGGTGGGGGAAATTGCTTTCAAATCGCGCATTGCTTCGAGGACATGCAGATTTATGCGCTTCTTGGTATATCGCTCAGTAATACGATCACACTCCTTCGCCCATGATTTGACCTCTGCGAGAAGGGCGTCACGTTCGGTGCGCGTCTGGCGCAGAGCTACATTCGAAACATCGAGGACGGTAGCCAGTTCCTTGATGATTGCTGCCTGTGCTGGTGGCATAGTTTTGGCTATTTCGTACGCCTGTTTAATCAGTTGATTTGCTGTCTTAGCCATCTTTTGTTCTCCATCTGACGCGCTGCAACGCGTAAATTTAGGGTGCAGCAACCCAACCCATGAGAGTGGGTGAATAGCTGGTAAAAATTTCTTGCTGATGGGGGACCGCCACTGCAATGGCGGTACGTTAGTTCTCCACACAACAAAAAGAGCACTACCGCGTTCTGCCGTTCCATCCTGGCTTTTGGTACCGCAACGGCTGCGAGATGTTTTTTGCATGCCAGCGCTCTTTTGGTTGTGTCCTCGTCTCTTCCGAGGTGTCACACCTTTTCGCCGCGCTGGTGGGGCGCACGTCGTGCCTGAACACTTAGCTTGCACATTCCGGTTGTTCTGAGAGGCATGGATAAAGGGACTCTCAGGCCGCTGCGGCACATGTGCCATATGCCGTAATGCTCACTACCACACCAGAGTATGTAACTACCGGTACTCGTGATGTGATTTAAATGTACCTTTAGTTACCAATATGGTCAAGAGAGCTATGTACTTTTTGTTACCTGAGGATTGAAAAAAAAGCCAGAAGGAGATCTGGCTTTAGAAATGAGTAACTTAAATGTTTTGGGTAATCTGAACCACTTTACCAACAATCCGGCAATTACCATCTATCGGGATGGGTTTAAAGGCAGGGTTAAGTGGCATCAAGTATGCGAAAGGGCTATCCCATACCAGCTTTTTAACGGTAGCTTCAGCAGAGCCGTCGAGTATTGCCACTACAATTTTTCCGTAAAGGTCATCCAATTGACCATAGTGCGGTTCAACAATAACGATCGATCCTTCTGGGATGGATGGCAGACCATGAGGGTTAGTCATAGACTCCCCGCGAACTACCAGTCCGAATGCTTCATTAGAAACGTTTGCAGTGGTTTGCGTCCATGAAATCACATCAGAAAGCCTTGAGCATGCATAAGTATCAGTCCACATCCCAGCTTGAACAGCGGAGATAATAGGAACTGCCGTGGGTGGCTTAAGGAACGGAATAACTTTTGTATCATCCGGCGTTTCCTCACCTCGACCGTAAAGAATCCATTCTGGAGTTGTCTGCAGCGCCACCGCCAGCTGATGGAGATTCTCACCATCAGGTTTAGTAGTGCCGCTCTCCCATTTTGTTACGGAAACACGGCTTACCCCCAAGCGTTTAGCTAGGGTCTGCTGTGTTATGTCGAGCTGGACTCGACGGGATCTTATTCGGTCTTTCATCTCTGTTTTCATGTAACCAATGTTACATGGATTCCTTGTAACTGTTGTTTGCTATTTAATGTACCTTTTGTTACCTTTAAGGCGTAAGTTAACCAGGAGGAACCATGCGTAAATCAGAAGTTATCGAACACTTCGGAGGCGTATCAAAAACCGCAAGTGTTCTTGGTATTTCCCACCCGGCAGTTTGCCGATGGGGTGAGGTCATCCCTCAAAAACAAGCATTCGTCATCGAACGAATTACGAAAGGCAAGCTGAAGTACGACGCCAGCCTTTACCAAAAGGCTACAGATTCAGCTGCTTGAAAGTAACTACAAAAGGAAAATCAATATGGTAGAGCCAAACCTCAAAGAAGCCGTCAAAGCGATGTGCAAAGCATATCCTGGTGGGCGCGAAGCAATGGCTGGCGCACTGGGAATGACGGTAACGCAGTTTAACAACAACCTTTACGAGAAAAACGGCTGTCGTTTCTTCGAAGTCAGCGAGCTGGAAGCGATGGAAGACATTTCCAACACGTCGTTACTGGCTGACTACTTCGCTCGCCGCCGTGGTGCGCTGCTGGTGGATGTGCCGCACCTGGAAGAACTCGATCGCGTGGACTTGTTCAGCCGGGCAATGCGTACCTCAGCCGCCAGAGGGCAGGTTGATCAGATTATCGAACAGGCACTTGAGGATGGCGTTATTGAAAGGCATGAGGCCGAAGAAATCATGGTGCATCACCGCCGCCACCTGGCAGCTCGCGAAGAAGAGATTGCCGCAATCATCACGCTTTTTTCACGCAAAAAGAAGTGACGCCAGCGAGTTGCAGCTCCTGGCGTCGTGGCGTGTCGTTATCAGTGGAGATTACTAACGCATGAACAGTTTATCAACACAGTACCGCAGGTCGCAACTTGTAGCGCGTCCGGTTCCTGGTGGAGCAGGACCGGTGCAGTTCGTGTATGGGGTAAGAGTACCAGGCGGGTTTGAGCCTGTCTGCTACCAGTTTGCTCAGTGGGTGGTAGGGGACTTTAACGGCCAGGCGGAGAAAGTATGCGAGAGCTCAACCGATGGTTCAGAGATCACTACGGTGTCCCGGTCAGGGTCATACGCTGGGAGCCCCAGACACAGCGCGTTATATACCTGCGTAAAGGGTACGAGCATGAATGCTTTAGCCCCCTTGAGCAGTTCAGACGTAAATTCAGAGAAATAAAGGACGATCATGAGCACTAAATTAACAGGATACGTCTGGGACGCTTGCGCATCTTCGGGGATGAAACTATCCAGCGTGGCAATCATGGCGCGCCTGGCTGACTTCAGCAACGATGAGGGTGTTTGCTGGCCTTCTATTGCGACCATATCCCGTCAGATTGGCGCTGGTGAAAGTACTGTCAGAACGGCGATAGCTGCACTTGAGAAAGAGGGGTGGCTCACTCGCACACAGCGCCGCAACGGCAACCGTAATGCATCGAACGTCTACCAGCTCAACGTTTCCAAACTACAGAAAGCGGCATTTTCTCACCTGTCAGTTTCTGACACATCAAAATCTGACGCGTCAAAATCTGATGCGTCAAAAATTGACCCCTCAAAATTTGAGGCGTCGGAATCCATCAAAAAAACCAGTTTTGACCCGTCAGAATCTGGTGGGGATCCGTCAGTAAAATCAACTACTGATCCATCAGATATAAATCCTTCTTGTCCGGACGCTTCGCAACCGGACGAACAGGGCTCTGCTGATGAATTTCTGTCACGACATCCTGACGCGGTGGTGTACAGCGCGGCAAAGCGGCAGTGGGGCAGCCAGGACGATTTAACCTGCGCCGAGTTCATTTGGGGAAAAATTATCAGCATGTACGAACTGGCTGCTGAAAGTGATGGAGAGGTAGTTCGCCCTAAAGAACCAAACTGGACCGCATGGGCGAATGAGGTTCGCCTGATGGTGATGCAGGACGGGAGAACCCATAAACAAATTTGCTCACTTTTCAAGCGCGCCAACAAAGATTCGTTCTGGTGTAAAAACGTACTCAGCCCGTCGAAGCTTCGGGAAAAATGGGATGAGCTGTCGTTAAAACTATCTGCTCCACTCAATAGCTCCCACCAGGAGTCGTCCATTTCGCGAGCCAGCTTCGACGGGGTTGATTACTCATTGCCAGAAAACTCGGGGTTCCGCACATGAGCAAGCCATTTCTCAAATGGGCTGGTGGAAAGTATACCCAGCTGGCTGACCTGTTCGTGCATATCCCGGCAGGGAAACGCCTGATAGAGCCATTCGTTGGTGGTGGGTCGGTATTCCTGAACAGCGAAAAGCACGCAGATTACCTGCTGGCGGACGTTAATCCGGACCTGATTAATCTGTATCAGATGTTAGCGGTGGTGCCGGATGAAGTGGAATTGAAGGCCCGCTGGATGTTCGAGCACATGCGGTCACCAGATGGCTATGAGCTGATCCGTTCCGAGTTCAACGCTCAGACGCTGGATGCTACAGAACGCGCAGCTGCATTCCTGTATCTCAACCGGCATTGTTTCAATGGCCTGATGCGCTACAACCAGGCGAACAAGTTCAATGTGGGCTGGGGAGGCTACAAGGCTCCGTATTACCCGATGGATGAGATGAAAGCCTTCGCGGCTATGGCGCATAACTGCGTATTCATGACCGCTGACTACCGCCGAACTATTAGCCTGGCCGGGAAAGGGGATGTGGTTTACTGCGATCCGCCTTACGAACCGATGCCGGGAACAGCCGGATTCACTGCCTACGCCGCTGGTGGTTTTAGCTGGGAGAACCAGGTGGACCTGGCGAAGCAATGCGTATCAGCCTTTCACCGTGGGGCTCGGGTAGTGATTTCTAACTCATCTGCACCGAAGGTTCTCGACCTGTACCGGGAGCATGGTTTTAACCTGCAATTCATCAACGCGCGCCATTCGATCTCCTGCAAAAGCAGTACGCGGGAAGTCGCAAAAGACGTTGTAGCGATCCTTTAAGGGGGCTAAATGAAACTGACTTTACCATTTCCACCGAGCGTAAATAGTTACTGGCGCGCCCCGAGCAAGGGACCGCTGAAAGGCAGGCATCTGGTCAGCGAGACAGGGCGCAAGTTCCAGCAGGCAGCGAGAGCGGCGATTATTGAGCAACTGCGGGCCTTTCCCCGGCCATCCTCTGATCTGGCCGAGGTTCACATCGTGTTGTATCCGCCGGATCAGCGCCGTCGGGATATCGATAACTACAACAAAGCGCTGTTCGATGCCCTGACTCTAACAGGCGTCTGGGAAGACGACAGTCAGGTTAAGCGCATGCTGGTGGAGTGGGGGAATATCGTGAAGAAAGGGAAAGTAGAAATCACCATCAGACGTTTTCGTGCAGCTGCCTGACGTGGAGATGATATGAGAGCACTACTAACCCCTGAGATTGCCCCACGCATGGGCGTTGTTCTGCTTCGCCCAGGTGCTGATCTCATGCCGATGTTCAGGAGAGGGCGGGTACTGATTGAGCCTGCACCGGAAAAATACAGCGACTACGCAACTGGCGCTATCCCTCCCGCCACGCAGCCACTGGCAGGAGATCCGGTTTTGAAGCCAGTATTCGAAAACAAAGACGTCATTCTGCGCGCGGGTGGTATTAGCTCGTTGGAGGCCGAGCTGGAGCGTCGTTTTGAATGCCAGTATCCCCACGGCTCATGGCACAGCGAAAATTTTACGCTGTTCCGGCATGAGCCTGGCAGCATCCGCCTTTGCTGGGCCTGCGATAACCTGCTGCGTGAACAGTACACAGAGACGCTGGCAGGCATTGCGCGTGATAACCTGGTATCCTGGCTGATAACGGTCATCCGCTCACAGCTGGGGTTCAACGAAGACCATCAACTGACGATCCCCGAGTTGTGCTGGTGGCTGGTAATAAACAATCTGGCGCACGTCATCCCTGAATCGCTGGCCCGGAAAGCCCTGCGATTGCCGGAAATAAAGCATCAACCAGTGATGAAGGAGAGCGATATTGTGCCGGAGCCAGCGGCGAGCGAAGTGGTGCAGAAAAAGATTCTCGGTCTTCGCGTAGATCCTGAAACGCCGGAATCATTCATGCTGCGACCAAAGCGCCGCCGCTGGGTAAACGAGAGCTGGACGCGCTGGGTTAAGTCTCAGTCGTGTGTCTGCTGTAACAAACAAGCAGATGATCCCCATCACCTGATAGGCCACGGACAAGGTGGGATGGGAACGAAAGCGCACGATTTGTTTGTGTTGCCGCTTTGCAGAGCGCATCACGACGAGTTGCACGCTGACACCGTGGCATTTGAGGAGAAGCACGGCTCACAGCTGGAGCTGCTGTTTCGATTTCTGGATCGTTCGCTGGCAATTGGCGTGCTGGCATAGTGGAGAACGCATAATGATTAACCCGTCCGAGGTTGGAAAAGCTGGTGAAATGGTCAGGCTGAAAACGCTGGAGGCCATCTGGATTCAGGGGAAGCTGCGCATGTGGGGCCGCTGGTCCTACATCGGCGGCGGTAGTGGCGGCAATATGTTTAACCAGTTGCTGGCTTCCGGGAAAGTCACTAAAACAGCCATCAACGAAGCATTACGCCGGATGAAGAAGTCTGGCATCTCGAAGCCAGAGCTTGAGGCGTTTTTTCGTGAAATACTCGCGGGGAAAAACAAAAGCGGCCTGGCCTTCTGTACAGACGATGAAGGACTGCTGATTGATAAGGTACTGGGGGCAGTCCTCATTACGGGTGGTCACAAAGAGCTATACCACCTGCTGGTGGAGCATTACCGGTTACGGAAGAGCAAACGCCGCATAGCGGAAGAGCTCTATGAAAAGCATCCAGACTGGTGCTTTATGACATGCAGACGAAGAGTTGATACATGGCTAAGTTTGGCAGAATCGATGCTGTACGTACCAATGTGTGACGCATTCGGCACAAATGACGACAGATTTTACTTGCAAAGTGAGCCAGAAACTGCTTGAATTGTGATAGGCTCGGGACGTTAAAGCGAACTGAGCAGAAAAACCAAAAATAACCCGCTCTCATGCGGGTTTTTTTATGTCTGTAATTCTCCGCGCCACGCTCGGCGCAATTCAACCACAGAGCCTTTCAGGGGTGAGCCATAGGGAATAGTCAGTGTGACTATCTCTGTGGGCTGATCATTCCTGAGCGCTGGCTCACCCGCTAAAAGGAAAGTCACTATGTTCGGTATCTTCAAAAAGAAAGCACGAAAAGCCGTCGTTGAAGTAAAGAAAATGGAAAACCGCGATGCGGTTGAGGCGACTGTATGGGGTGCTTACTCCATTGCGTATGCCGATGGTACCTGCGACGCGAAAGAAATCGCCACGCTGGAAAAAACCATTTCGGCGCTGCCTGCCTTCGCGCCGTTCGCCGGTGAGATCGCACAGATGAGCAGCAATATTCGATCTCGATATGAAGCTTCACCACGTTCTGCTAACGCTCAGGCGCTGCGTGAATTGGCTGATATTGCGGGTTCAAATGATGCTGTTGATGTTCTTTGTCTGTGCCTCGATGTTGCTGACAATGACGGTATCGGCGATGAAGAAGAGAAACAGCTGAAGAAAATTGCTCAGGCTCTGCAGCTTCCGCTGGATCAGTACCTGTGATCGGGAAACTTCGCTGGGCAGCCGCCGGGGTTTTGTTGTTTCTGGTGGTTGCTATCGACTTCACCAGTAAAATGTTGTCAATCCTGGCAGATGGCGTACTTGTGGCAGGGGTTGTTGCGTTAGTCTGGCCGCTTATCAAATCCAGCAATTAACACTGTGCAAAAGGCATTTTCGGGTGCCTTTGACAGAGTGTTACATATTGACTAACACAATGTTTACAAATTAGATTATCGACATGGTGAATCCCCCTATGCGGTGGGGCGACCAGTCACTTACAGTGATCTGTAAATGCAGCGCGGGCCATGCCGACTGGGGCATGCTCACCGGGAGGCACCCGGCACCACGCAGTACTACTAAGACATTTGGTAGTGGGGTTGCCGTTTCGGCTTCTCCAGCTATGTTTAAAAGGTAGTAACGGAAAACGAGCGCTCTCCTGGTAAATCGGAAGCTCGGACTATTAGGTGCGCCTCGAACCGTTGAAGAATCAGTATTTCCTACCTTCTGCCCGCCCCTCTGAGCGGGCTTTTTTTCGCCTAATTCAGGCAAAACCATAAAGCATTAAGGGCTGCGCTATTTCGCGGCCTTTTTCATTTCAGGGTCAGAAGCACAGCGGTTGTGCGTTCGGCTGTTAACCGAATGGTCGAAGGTTCGAATCCTTCCTGTCCCGCCAAATTAGCGCCATTAGCTCAACCGGAGAGAGCAATAGCCTTCTAAGCTATCGGTTTCAGGTTCGAGTCCTGAATGGTGCGCCAGATAAAGGCCTGACCTGATGACGGGCTCATAATCCAATCCATCAGGGGCGCTGCTGTAACAGCGTCACAGGCCGCCAGACCCAGCCAGGGTATTTTCGGTCATCACCGACATTGCTATTACCCTCATGCTTATTGCCTGCCTAACCGCAGGCTTTTTTATTTTCAGGGCCCTTGGGTATCACCCTCGACGCTTTGTTGGTAAATCAGCCCGACGGCCCTGACCTTCTCACACACAGCTTCCCGATCTTTCATCGGAGGCGGTAACTATGGCTAAGCGTATGCAAGACAAAGAGAGCATTGCCGGGATGTCCTGGCTGGTTCTGCTGATCATTGCTTGCTGGGGTGGACTTGTCCGCTACCTGATAGATGTGAAGCAGAGCAAGGCAACATGGAGCTTGATCAATGCTCTTGCCCAAATGGTGGTTTCAGGGTTTACCGGCGTTATTGCTGGCCTGGTGAGCATTGAAAGCGGACTGAGCATTTACATGATTCTGGCAACCGCGGGGATAAGCGGCGCGATGGGCTCCGTAGCGTTGACCTATTTCTGGGAGCGCCTGACGGGGATTAAAGATGCAAATCAGTAATAACGGTATCGCGCTGATTAAGCGATTTGAGGGTTGCAGGTTAACTGCATATCCCGACCCGGGCACCGGCGGTGATCCCTGGACGATTGGTTACGGCTGGACAGGGAAAGTAGACGGTAAGCCTATCAAGCCCGGAATGAAGATTGACGACGCAACGGCGGATCGCCTGCTGCGCACTGGCGTGGTGAGCTTTGACCAGGCGGTAAGCAAGATGCTCAAAGTTAACGTTACCCAGAACCAGTACGATGCGCTTGTGTCGCTGGCCTACAACATCGGTACGCGGGCGCTATCCACCTCAACGCTGATGAAGAAGCTGAATGCAGGTGATGTGAAAGGCGCTGCTGATGAGTTCCTTCGCTGGAATAAATCAGGCGGGAAAGCAATGTCTGGGCTAACCAATCGCCGCAAGGCAGAGCGAGAAGTATTTTTATCGAAAACACGGGGAAGCTATGAACTATCTCATTAATCGACTGAAAGAGCCGTCCACCTGGCGCGGCATCATTCTTGTTGTTGCAGGCGTATTTGGCTATCAGATGCCACCGGGCATTCAGGAAACCGTCATCGCTGGTGGTGTAGCACTGGCTGGCGTTGTTGGCGCGGTGATGCCGGACAGCGTTAAGAAGTAAGCAGGCTAGCAACCTGCTGCCCTACAGAAACCCGCTTTCCTTTAGTTTTTTAGCCAATAAGTAATTGGTGATTACTCCAAGAGAAACCCCAACAATCCACGGCACAGCTGAATCAAACATTAATGTGTTGTTCACGTTAATGCTGGCGGTGATGCAGGCATAGGTATTTGTAAAAGCAAACCATGTAAAAAGTATCTGTTTCATTTGGTTATCTCCATGCTTTCCCTCCCAACAATATCCACCTACGAGCTAGTAAAAGCAAACCAGTTACAACCGAAAAGGCTACGAAACATGTGAAGTAAAACCTCTGGACGGCGGCACTGTAAAGGCTACCGAACTCTATCGCGCGGAGTCAGTGTAATCGGGATAAAGGCGATATCAGAAAAACTGAACAACTACGAGCGGGAGATAAATGGACCCATCCCTGAGGTCCATGGATGTAAACGCAAGGTAAGTCATTTATGGCTCTCTTAGCCTGGCACTTATCCACGGAAACAACAAGCGTAAGCGGTAGGTATTTATGATTTTTTTTCTGCTGCTTTATCCACAGCAAACCGAAGGAACTACGAAATGAGTGAAGCAAAACCGCAGGACGGAAGCACTGTAAAAGGCTACCGCACATTAACCGCTGGCGACATTGAGCGCATGAACCGCCTCAAAGGTGTCAGCCGGCACTTCTGTAGTTTGCTTGATACCGAGCGAGGTGAATTGTTGGCTGTCCGTAATGGCCCGGCAATGTTAAGCGCTGAGCAGGCTCGGGAGATTGATGAAGCTTTGCGCAGCCTGGCAATCGCCCGCACCAAAATGCAGGAAGCCTGTATGTGGGCATGCCGCGCAGTTGCCCGCCCTGATGACTGCTAACCCCGCGCGACAATACAACAATGTGGTGATTTTCTCAGCAAACATCCGGAGAGCTTCTGAATGTCCATCACGCTTCAGGATTCAGTAGAGGTTGAAGGGCGGATATGGAAACTGCAAAAGATTGACTTCACCCTGGATGATAAAACATTCAGCGCTTATTTCTACGCACTCAGTCGCGAGCATGCTTCATACATGTTTGAAGCAATAAAAGAAAATGGCCGGTTAGGTGATGAGATGGTTGCCACGGGTAAGTTTGACACGTAGCGGCATTACAGGAGCCATTCTGCCGAGTGGCTTCGATAATGCTCCCCACATCGCACAGAGGTAACACATGGCAGAAATCACACCTGCAGAACAGATTCGACTGAATCTGCTTTCCACCCTGAACTACGACACAGCAGCGGCTGCTAAGGCAATTGAGTTCGTTCAGGACAGCCCGCTCAAATATCAGCTGTTCATCCAACAGTACAGCCGCGTGACAACTGAATCCGAAGTGGTGGCGCGGACCATCAAAGCTGTTCAGGAGTCGACCGAGGCGCTAGCGTTGTTTGACACAGAGCAAACCAGCTAAGGCATTACAGCAGGTATTCCATGTGTGCCTGTGATAATGCAAAATACCTTCAATAACTGATCTGGAGGTAGGAATGAATTATGTTTATCAGCTTTTGATTGGATTAGTATCTGGGTTGTTTGGTGCCTGGATAGCAATGTTTTTCGGATTGAGGCGTTTTTATAGTGAAAAGTGGTGGGAGAAGCGAGCGGCAACATTTATTGAATTAACTGATGGGATATATCAAATTAAAGTCCTTCAGGAGTATTACTCCGAGCTAAATCTCTACAGATATGAGGGCCCAGAAGAGTACCCTGATTTTGTAGAACTGAATGATGAACAGCTCAGAGAAATGAAATTATCTGCTGCAAGGGCAAAAAGTTTAATAAAAAAATACAGTCATGTTGGCCAGCTACTCATTACGGATAGTGCATCAGAACTATTAAGAAATTATCTTGATGAGGAAAAACGCGTTGATTATGATGTTCACTATCGCGGCTGGGATACTGATGACGCAGAGAAACACCTTCTTTCAATGACTAATCGTCTTTTTGAAAATATGCTTGAAATATCCAGGAAAGAATTAAAAGCAGGTAAATAAGGATATTGCCTATCACAATACTAATATCGGCTGGTGAATGAAAATGCGTCAGAAACATGTTCTGTAGCGTCAAGAGTAGCCTTATTAACCGAGGGTGGAACCGAGGACGTTGAGTATGGCTTCGCTTAAAGATTTATCCAGACAGCTGAAGCAGCTTCAGAAGCAAATCCCTTTCGCTACGGCACAGGCCATGACATCGGTAGCAAGGGATATCGTCGCAGCGCAAAAAGTGGCTCTGGGACGAAAACTGGAATCGCCGACGCCATTTACTGTTAACTCTGTGGGTTCTGCTGGCGCCAGAAAGAACAACCTCCGCGCAAAAGTCTTTGTGCGTGATGTCGCTGCTGAATATCTCGAACCCTTTGAGTTTGGTGGCGAACATAAACTGAACAGCCAGGCGCTGCTCAATCCAAAGAACATCAAACTGAACAAATACGGCAACATGCCGCGCAACAAGCTGTCGCAGTTGAAAGCGAAGCCGAATGTGTTTGTTGGTGAGGTGAGTGGCGTCAACGCTGTCTGGCAGCGCAGGAAGCCGAAGAAGGCGAAGAAGAAACGAGAGAAACGCTCTTCTAAAGGTACGCGCAGGCCGAAACCGAAACAGCGCTCTCCTAAGCTGCTGGTGAGGTTTGGTGATGCTCTACCCGTATCGCCAGTGTTGGGGTATATGGACCGTTCACGAGCTATGGCGGAAGCATTGATGCCGGGCGCGCTGAGCCGTGCCATCGCTGATGCGATCAGGACGGCTAAATAATTTCTAATATTATGAGGAACAGATGATGGACGAACGTGAATTAATGTATGTAATTACTCTGCTTCTTGAAGATGTGCAGCGATTGCAGTGTATTGAACCAAATGCAGGCACAGAAGCCCGCATTTGGCTTGCTAAAGGAGCGCTGGAATCCGGTGATCATGAAGATAATGAGCGTTAGGCCTCATCCAATCCAGAGACCCAACGCCCATCTGATTTGGTAACTAAAATACGCGGACGTGCTTTGATTTTGCTGGCTATTTGTTTTGCAAGCCGACCTACATCCGCGGTCGTTTTGGTTTCACTCTCATAGATATATTCAGCGCTTGGAAGATCATATGTGTTGCCTGAACTGATCGTTATTTCTCTGGAAAAATCTTCTGCTTCCATTTTTTTATGCAGTGCATCGTAGTCTGCATCTTCTGAATCGCGAAGCTCCACCCGTACAGTAAATTTTGCCATTTTTTTATCCTTGCTTGCTGTGTGAGAAATTTAAGCATACCACTGAGCCTGATGTGGCGAAATGACGAGCATATCAGGGTGTGGTGATCCCCCTATGGGTTTTGGGTCCTTCCCGAGACTTTTGTAAGGCACGGGCATTGCGCGCCGCAGTGTTTTCCTAGCTACAAGTTTTCAAATTTGGGTAACAGGTAACAGTTACATTTTGTTTCATTTGCATGTTTGTTCCTGTTTATAAAAGAATTTCCGAAAAATTATTTGTTACCCATGTTGTTACCTTCTCTTCCAGGGTAACAGACTTAGGTAACTCAGAGGTAACAATGAACCAGTCTGATTTTGCCAAACTCCACAATGTCAGTCGCAAAACAGTCACGATGTGGAAAAGCAGGGGATGGCTGATCATGTCTGGCGATGACATTGACGTTGCTGCTTCAAACGCACAGTTGGAAAAATACAGAAAAACCGTCAACCGTCCCTCTAAAAACGACGCACTGCCGCCAGCCAAAAAGAACATTACACCTACGCCGCCGGTCGTGAATGATCGTGATGATAATGGTCTTCCATCACTGGAAAACATTGCCAAGGATTTCATTCTGGAAAACGGCGCAGAGTTATCACTCGATGAGGCGCGTCGTGTAAAAGAAAACTACCTGGCACTACTGACAAAATTAGAGTTTCAGCAAAAAGATGGTCAGCTCATTGAAATGACTGTAGCCGAGGAGGTTCTTTTCAACGCCTTTCGCCAACAGCGTGATTCCTGGCTCAACTGGCCGTCAAGGGTGGCGCCGTTAATGGCTGCTGATCTTGGCGTACCGGCAGACAGGATGACAGAGGTGCTGATTGAACATGTCCACAAACATATCTCAGTCCTCGGAGAGCCAGAATTTAACCCAGCAGAAGACTGAAAGACTTCTTCTGAGCGTCAGAAAAGGCTGGACCCCACCTCCGCGTATCAGCGTTCCTCAATGGGCTGATGATTACCGCAAGCTGGCAAAAGAGGCTGGGAGTACATCGGGGAAATGGGAGACCTCAACTGTAGAAGTTGCTCGCGGACCAATGCTTGCCGCGACTGAATCAGGGGTCCATATCATTACGGTGATGTGCTGCACACAGTTAATGAAGACTGCGTTGCTGGAAAACCTTTTTGGGTATTTTGCACACCTTGATCCATGTCCAATTTTGCTTCTGCAGCCGAAAGAAGAAGCTGCAGAGCAGTTCTCAAAAGAACGTATTAGCCCTCTGGTCAGAGTTACTCCGGTGCTTCGTAAAATCATCGGCGATACAAAACAGAAAAGCTCAAAAGAAACCATCCTTTATAAATCTTTTACCGGCGGGTTTCTGGCTCTCGCTGGTGCTGGTAGTCCCGATAACCTTGCACGCCGACCAATCCGTGTACTCCTGGCGGATGAGGTGGATAAATACCCAATTACTCGCGAGGGGGATCCTATTGCTCTGGCAGAGGAGCGAACGGCGACATTTGGCCTGACATGGCTCTCTGTAAGGGCTTGTTCTCCGACAGTAGAGGACGAAAGCCGGATTGCTGACAGTTATGAGGAGTCAGATCAGCGGCGAGCTTCCGTAGTCTGCCCCCATTGTGGCCATCGTCAGTTTCTTGACTTCTTTAAGCATGTCCAGTGGCCAAAAGACGGCGATAAGCACCTGACAAAATCGGCGATGATTCACTGCGAATGCTGCGGTGCTGGCTGGTCTGAGGGTGAGAGACTCCGGGCATTGCAGACTATACGCTGGCATCAAACCAAGCCGTTTGAATGTTGCGGATCCCGTCATTCACCATTAATGGCGTATGACCAGAGATGGCACGAAAACGATGATGGTAGCGTTGATGCAGTATGGCGCTGGTCAGAATCAGAGCGGCATGCTGTGTATCGGGCCATCTGCCCGGACTGTGGAGCCGAAGCGCTGGATAACCATCACGCCGGTTATCAGGCATCAAAGCTTTTTAGCCCATGGCAAAAAGATAAGCCTTCGGATATTGCGAAGAAATACCTTGATGCCAAAGGAGACCCCGACAGGGAACAGGCCTGGTGGAACACCCAAATGGGATTACCGCATAGGCCTAACCACGGGAAACAACTGCCGGTTGATATCTTGCTATCGCGTCGCGAAGTTTTCCCTGCTCCTGTTCCTGACGGAGTTGCGCTGTTAACTGCCGGGGTGGATACGCAGGATGATCGCTTCGAAATCACTATTACCGGATGGGGTAGAGACGAGGAGTCCTGGTCAGTAGCGCATGACGTCATCTATGGAGATCTGGAAACAGATGAGCCATGGAAGCGTCTTGATGCGTATCTGAGGCAAATCTGGCGCCGGGCTGATGGCCGAGGCTTGAATGTCATGGCGACATGCATGGACTCAGGCGGCCATCACACCCAAAAGGTTTACGAATTTGCTAAAGAGCGTCTGGGGCGTCGCGTCTGGGCAATCAAAGGTGAATCCGCTCAGGGCGGTAAGCGTAATCCAGTCTGGCCAACCAAACGACCTTCGTCTAAAAGCAAAGCCAGCTTCCGCCCTATTATGATTGGCGTGAACTCTGCGAAAGATGTTGTCCGTGGTCGTCTGCATCTTGAACCGCCGGCTTTAGGCGTTGCAGGCGCTGGATATATGCACTTCCCGGATGATCGTGACCTGGGATATTTCAACCAGCTACTGGCTGAGCGACTGGTTTACAAAGTGGTGGCCGGGCAGCGATTCAGTATCTGGGAGCCTATTCCCGGTAGGGCAAACGAAGCGCTCGACTGTCTTGTTTATAGCTATGCCGCTCTGTGTGGTCTCAAGCATATGGGGTTAAAGCTCAACGTTCGGGCAGCAAACCTCGAAGCCAACCCTGAGAAATTCTTACCGGCGCCATCCGTGCCAGAAGAAAAAATCAGTTACGAACTACCCGGGGCAGTTGTTGATGAACCTGCCACCGTCAAGCGTAAGAAAATCTCTAAACTCCTGCCGCAATAAGGAAAATCATGTTCAACCGGAATACCAGCCTGCTGGCTGGAATGAGTGATGATCAGGCGCGAGCAGCATTAGCTAAAGCCCAGGCTGCTTACGTTGACTTAGCCTCCGGGAGCCACGGTGTTTCATTTTCCTATACACAGGGAGACGGAACACGCTCCGTGTCCTACCAACAAACCACACTGTCCGAACTATTGGGACTGATTCAGCTTCTACAGGCGTATCTGGGTATTGTCGTGAGGCCACGTAAGCCAGTGAGGTTTCGATTCTGATGAATAAAGTGCAAATTCTTGGCCCGGATGGTACTCCGTATCGTTCCGCACGGCCCAGCATGCTAACAGGTGGTAGTCGGATACCCTATGACGCCGCTGATTCGTTCAGTGATCAACTGGCGAACTGGCAACCGGCGTTATGGTCTCCGGACAACGAAATAAACATTTATCGCGATCGCATTGTTTCCCGTGCACGTGATTTGGTTCGAAATGACGGTTGGGCATGCGGCGCCATTACGCGCCTCCTGGATAATGCTGTTGGTGCTAATTTCCGGCCTATTATGAAACCCGATTATCGGGTGCTACGTATGGTCACTGGGAATAAAGCCTTTGACTCTACGTGGGCTGAAGAGTACGGAAAAGCGCTGGAGGCCCACTGGCGCACGTGGGCCTATGACACTGGCCGATACTGTGATGTTGAGCGCAAGCTAACCATCCCTCAGATGCTTCGCCTGGCCTTTAGGCACAAGCTTATTGATGGTGATGCGCTGCTTCTTCTCCAGTACCGGACTGACAGATTAGGACCGGGCAGAGGGCGTTATGCCACCACAGTACAGGTCGTCGATCCCGACAGGCTTAGCAACCCTCAGCAGAATTTCGACATGCCAAATATTCGCGGCGGTGTCGAAATTGATGAAGACGGCGCGCCAGTGGCTTATCACATTCGTGAAGCGCATATCGGCGACTGGTGGAGCGGTGCCAAAACTATGACATGGCGGCGCATACCCAGGGAAACCTCCTGGGGTCGCCCGCATGTTGTTCATGATTTTGACCATGAGCGAGGTGCTCAGCATCGTGGTAACGGTATCCTGACGCCGGTTGTTCAGCGTCTGAAAATGCTTGTTAAGTATGATCAAAGCGAACTGGAAGCCGCCATTCTGAATGCCATTTTTGCCGCCTATATCGAGTCACCGTACGATTCTGAAATGGTTCAGGCCGCGATGGGGGAGAGTTTTGATGACACCAGTCTGGGGGCTTATCAGGACGGCCGCATTGAATTTCACAATGATCGTCGACTGACTCTGCAAAACGGCGCCAGGATGCCGATTCTTTACCCCGGCGAAAAAATCACGACAGTGAATGCTGCCCGCCCTTACAGCAACTTCGAAGTCTTCGAATCAGCAGTGTTGCGTAACTTTTCTTCCGGCACTGGGCTTTCACCTCAGCAGGTAACGCAGGACTGGTCAGATGTTAACTACAGCTCCGCACGTTCTTCGCTGCTTGAAGCATGGAAAACGCTAACCCGGCGACGTGATGATTTTTCCATGGGTACCGCTCAGCCTTTATTGACGGCCTTTGTTGAAGAAGTCCACGACAATGAGGATTTGCCTCTTCCATCTGGCGCCCCAGATTTTATCGACGCTCGCGCAGCATATTCCCGCGCGCGCTGGATGGGGCCTGGTCGCGGTTGGGTGGATCCGGTTGCAGAGAAAAAAGGCGCCATTCTTGGTCTGGATGCAGGTCTATCAACGCTTGAAATTGAAGTGGGTGAAAACGTCGGCGAAGACTGGGAAGAAGTGCTTGATCAGCGTCAGCTGGAGATTGAGTCATGCCTGAAGAGAGGGCTTCCACTTCCAAGCTGGGCGCAGGCTGATAAATTCGCCAACCAGACTATTACCGATCCGGAGGAAAAGTGAATCTACCTCATCTGGCCCAGCGATTATTTAATACGCCGCTGGCGCTACACCCAAGTAAAGCCGAAGTCATTATGGCATCCGTGATGGATCGATTTGGCATCACCAAAATCGAATCGTCTCTGGCTATGGATGATGACTGGTACAGCTTTGATGACAGCCGTGGGAGGGAGTCACGGAACGACCCGGGCTATGAGAACGTGCTGGGTATTGCAGTTATTCCCATCAGCGGAACGCTGGTGCAGAAGCTAGGCAGTCTGCGCCCTTATAGCGGCATGACCGGTTATGACGGGATCCGCCAGGCCTTTCTCACTGCTATGGAAGACCAGGATGTTTCAGGTATCTGCCTGGATATTGACTCGCCCGGTGGTGAGGTCGCGGGTTGTTTCGACCTGGTTGATGTTATTTACAGCTCGCGAGGGAAAAAACCTATTCATGCCATTCTGACAGAAAGCGCTTATTCCGCCGCCTACGCTATCGCCAGCGCAGCTGACCATATTTCTGTTCCGCGAACCGGTGGAGTGGGATCGATTGGTGTTATCACCATGCATCTCGACTGGACGCAGCGAATTAAAGATGACGGGCTGAAAGTGACCATTATTACTTTCGGCAGCCGTAAAGCGGAGGGATCGCCATTGCGCGAACTTTCTGAAGAGGCGTTCAATGCCATCCAACAGGATATTAATGCCATGGGGGAATTGTTCGTAAATACCGTCGCCAGGAATCGTGGCATAAGCGCGAAGGTGATTAAAAGTACTCAGGCCGCCTGTTTTATGGCTGCTGATGGTGTGGATCTTGGACTGGCTGATGAGGTATGTCCTCCAGATGCTGCGTTCAGACATTTACTTGAAAAGACAGGAGCCTGAAATGGCAAAGAAAGCGTTTAGTTTTGCTCATCTTCTCGGACGTGGCACGTCGGCATCTGAAGAAGATGAAGATAAAAAAACCAAAAAATCTAAAGCCCGTCGCGCTGAAGAAGACGAACGTGACGATGACGCCGAAGACGACCCGGATAACGATGCGGAAGAAGAAGACCCTGAAGAAGACGCCGAAGATGATAGCGATGACCCGGACGCTTCCGAAGAAGACGATCCGGACGATGATGGCGATGATGACCGCAAAGAAAGCAAAGCGGTGAAAAATGCACGCATTGCCGAGCGTAAGCGCTGTGCTCGTATCTTCGGCAGTAAGCATGCTGCATCGAACCCGGCGCTGGCCGCATCGCTTGCTTTCAATACAGGGATGAGTTCTGCTGCCGCTATCAATGTACTGGCCTCTACGGCGCCAGCATCTCAGCCCCAGAGCGCCCGTAAGCGCACTCTCGATCAGCGTATGCAGGAAAGCCATAACGTTCGACTCGGACAAGATGGCGAAAATAAGCCCGGCGGTAAATCGGCACTGGTAAGCAAAATGACCAGTCTCTACAACTCCACCAAAGGAGAGAAATAATGGATCAGTTTGGTCAGAATCAGTTCGCTCCGGGTATGAAAAGCTCTCTGTTCGTTCCCGATCAGCTTGTTGTCAGCACTCTTCAGCTGGTTACCGATTCCGGAACCATTACCGGCGGTACTTTTCTGCGCGGTACTGTTCTCGGCAAAATCACCGCTAGTGGCAAATATACCAAAAGTGTAAAAACTGCCACTGACGGCAGCCAAAACCCGGTAGCAATCCTGGTTGATAACGTCGACGCCTCAACCACGGATCAAAACGGCGGTCTGTACCTCATGGGTGAGTTTAATCAGAACCGTATCGTTTACGATAATACCTGGACCGTTGCTGACCTGAAATCTGCGCTTCGTCCGCTGGCAATTTTCCTGAAAGACAGCCTTCAGGCGCCAGTAGCCGCTTCCTGATTTACCCCTCTCGCCACCTGACCTAATGCTTTAACTGGCAGGGGCTAACTCATTCCAATCTTTGCCAGCGTAATGCTGGCATTATCATGAGACTGAATATGGACAATATTTATGATACCAGCGTGCTGGTTCAGGTAGTTCCCAACCTGCTGACCAGCCAGAACTGGCTGCTCGATCGCTTCTTTCCTAACGTAGTCACCTACGAAACCGAAGAAGTGGCCATTGACGTTGATGTTGGTCTTCGCCGTATGGCTCCGTTTGTTTCACCTCTGGTCGAAGGTAAAGTGGTAGAGAGCCGTAAATACCAGACTAATACCTTCAAGCCCGCGTACATTAAAGATTTGCGGGCGCCGGATCTCCGCAAACCGATTCGCCGCATGATCGGTGAGCGTATCGGAGGCGAATATACTGCTGGCGAGCGTGAAATGCTTAACCTGCAGTTCGAAATGGCTGACCAGATTGACATGATTCACCGTCGTCTGGAATGGATGGCCTCAAGCGCGCTGGTTTCCGGTACGGTTACCGTAGTCGGCGAAGGGTATGAAACCAAAGTGGTAAACTTTGGCCGAGCTTCAGACCTGACAATCACGCTGAGCGGCTCGGATAAATGGCCTCAGTCCGTAGCGGCCGGGGCCACCAATACTCAGCCGTCTGACGACATTGAAGAATGGCAGACGCTAATTCTGAAGAACTCCGGTGCTGTGCCAACCGACCTCGTTTTCACGAACAAGTCATGGCGTGCGTTCCGTCTGGATACCACTATCAAAGACAACGCCATCACCTTCCCGAACATGAACCCTTACGGCAACCAGATCAACCCTGGCGCCCAGATTAATAAAGGGGCGGTCTATAAGGGTCGGTGGGGTAACTTCGACCTGTGGTTGTATAACGACTGGTATATCGACCCGACCGATAACGTCGAAAAGCCGATGATCCCCGATGGCGCTGTCATTATGAGCGGTGCCGACCTGATGGGGACGCGTGCTTTTGGCGTTATCCTGGATCCGGAGTTCAACTATGGTCCGCTGGCTTATGCGCCCAAGAGCTGGGTTGAAAAGAACCCAGCACAACGTCTCATCCTGATGCAGTCCGCGCCGCTGGTTATCCCAAGCCGTGTGAATGCATCGCTTTGCGCCATGGTGGTCTGATATGGCTAAAGAAACGAAATCTTCGGTCATGGATGACCTGAACGACGGCGGGACCGGGATTGAAGACCTTAATGCTGAGGGTGCGGGCGCCGATGGCGTAGATACCGGTGATCAGCAGTATGACGGAGACGTTGCAGATTCATCCGGTGGTGATGAGTCAGGCAACGAAGAAGCAGCACCGCCTGAGTATGTTGTGCTCAAAGGCAACTGTATCCGTCATGACGGCGTTGTGTACCGGGAAAATACGCGCATTCTGGTATCTGGTGATGACGCTGCTCGCTTGCTGGCTGCTGGCGTTATTGCTGATATTCAGGTTCTGCGCCAGCGTTTACTCTCTGCGGCCCCGGCGGTTAGCGTTACTTCGGAGTAATCACTATGGGCGTGGACTGGGATTTACATCTTTTAAGTCCGCTTCATGGTGTCTTTGGTGATGAGCATGAGTACCGACCTAAAGTCGGTACTCCATTCACGATTAACGGAATTTTTGACCGCGGGTATTCCCAGGTAGATGAAAATCTTGATGGGGATTCTGTGATTAACACCTCTAGTCCAATGCTGGGTGTTCGTGATGCTGAATTTCGGCGTCTTGGGAAGCCTCAGCCAGAAGTATCCGATCGGGTATTCATTAAAACTGTGGGTGGTCACGTCATTAATCAGTTATTCGTGGTGTCCAATATCAACCCTGACAGCCATGGCGGATCTCGCCTGGTTCTGAATGTGGTGAAATCACGATGAATGCTTCAGCTATTCGCACTATGGTGGTTACAGCCCTTGTCGGTCATACCGATGCGGGCGACCGCGTTTATTCTCCGCGTGACTGGCCAACCTCATCGGCGATTTATCCTGCGCTGTTGGTGCAGACTCCTTTTGACCACAAGAAAGCGCTTGGGCGTAATACGCCAGCCTTCACCACAGTAACAACCGTTCGTATTACTGGTCGTGTCCAGGAATATGATGGTGAAACTGATGATGATGGCGCTATGCGTGCTGAAACAGCCCTGGAAAATTTGCGAGAGCAGGTTGAGAGGGCTGTTATCAATAGCTATGAACTCACCAGGAAAATCCAGAAGTACGCGGAAGTGCGATCAACGATAAATGTTGATGCTGACGGTGAGGCGCATATGGGGCAGTTATTGTTTGAAATCGACATTGAGCATTATCAGGGGCCGGAAGATTTTTATCCTGTTAACCCGCCTCCGCTCGAAGGGGTCGATATCACTATAACCATGCCTGACGGTACGCCGCGTCCGGGAACCAGTATTAACCTTCAGGAGTAATCCATGTTTGTAAAACCAAAAGATGGGCTCAGCGTACGCTGCCCTGTCCGGGGCGAAGCATTGCCCAAAGAAGGCGCTGACGTGCCGGATAATACATTCTGGCGCCGCCGACTGAAGGATGGCGACGTAATCCCGGTTCAGGAAAAAGGTGTGAAGAGCACCACTCAAAAAGAGGGCGACAGTAAATGACCGTTCCGTTTTCACGCGTCCCCAGTAACCTCCGGACGCCGTTGTTTTACGTGGAGTTTGACAACTCCATGGCCAATACCGCTACGGCAACCCAGCGCACTCTGCTGATTGGGCAGATGCTGTCCAGTGGGTCAGCTGTGCCCAATATCCCTGTTAAAGTTTCCTCCCCGAATGGAGTTGGGGACCTGAGTGGAAAAGGTTCTCAGTTGCATGGAATGATGACGGCGTATCAAAAGAATGATACCGCTGCAGAAGTCTGGATCCTGCCTCTGGCGGATGACTCTGAATCTATGACAGTTGCTAAAGGGACTATTAAAGTCACCTCGCAGGCTTCTGAGACCGGGGTTATCTCGCTCTATATCGCCGGGATCCGCGTGCAAATGACTGTCCTGGCAACTGATACACCAGTACAGATTGCCGCAGCGATGGTAGCAGCCATTTCCAAGAAAACTGATCTGCCGGTTACTGCTGCCGTAAAATCTGACGCCACTGATACCGTCGAGCTTACCGCAAAAAATGCTGGGCTTTTGGGTAATGGCATTGATATTCGCCTTAACTATCTCGGTACGCAGGGGAGTGAGGTTACACCGGCTGGCTTGACTCTCACTATTACGGCAATGTCTGGTGGCGCAGGTGCTCCTGATTTTGTCGATGCGCTCGGCAATCTTCAGGATAAAACCTTTGACTTTATCGTTAACCCTTACGACGACACCGCATCTCTTGATGCGATGAAGGCGTTTCTTAACGATGCCTCTGGCCGCTGGGCGTGGGATAAACAACTTTATGGCCACGCCTTCGGTACTACGTCTGGAACTTATGCCGAGCTGGGAACGAAGGGTGAGGCGCGTAATAACCAGCATGAAACATTGCTGGGCGTCTATCGTTCTCCAACTCCACGTTACATCTGGTCAGCGGCGCTGGTTGGGGCTATTGCTCCGAGCCTGCGCAATGATCCAGGTCGTCCTCTGCAGAGCCTGCCAATTTATGGTGTTCTGGCACCAGATTTGTCAGACCGGTTTGAGCTGACCGAGCGCAATAACCTTCTGTATAGCGGTATTTCAACGTACACCGTCGCTGATGATGGAACTGTCAACGTTGAAAACGTCATCACCACCTATCAGAAAAACAGCTACGGCGACGAAGACGATAGCTATCTTCAGGTAGAAACGTTGTTCAGCCTGATGTTCGTCACGCGTTATCTTCGCACCGCCGTGACCAGTAAATTCGGGCGAATGAAGCTGGCCGCCGATGGAACCCGTTTTGCACCCGGGCAGCCGATTGTCACGCCTAATATCATCAAGGCCGATCAGATCGCTGAGTACCAGACGCTGGTGTTTAACGGCTATGCACAGGATGCCGAAGCGTTCGCGAAAAATATTATCGTTGAACAAAACGCATCAAATCCGAACCGCGTCGATGTGTTGTGGCCGGGAACCCTGATCAATCAGCTGCGTATTTTTGCGCTGCTTAACCAGTTCCGCCTGCAGGCTGAGTCAACAGGAGCATAAATCATGGCAGGAGATACCACTAACCGCCTGGCGGGTACCGCTTATGTCACCGTCAATGGGGTGACTGTGATGGTGGAGGGCTCGTTTAAATACCAGTCAGCTACTGTCAATCGCACCACGCTGACAGGCATGGACGGAGTACATGGTTATAAAGAAAAACCGGTTGCCCCGTACATTTCCGCCCGTCTGCGTGACAGTGGCGGGACTAACGTGCTGGGGTTTAACGGTCAGACGAACGTCAACGTGATCGCCGAGCTGGCGAACGGAAAGACTATTATCGGTCGCGCACTCTGGACGGTTAACGTTCAGGAGGTGGAAAGCGAAGACGCAGTGTTTGATGTTCGCTGGGAAGGTCGGGACGTAACGGAGAACTAAGATGGCAGAACTTGAACGCACCAAAGTCATTCCTCTCATCAAGCCTCTTGTCGATGAGGCGCAAAAAACGCGCTATGAGCAACTGGAGCTGAAGGCACCGACGCTCAGCCAGGCAGAGCAGTTCTACGAAAAGCAGACATCGTCCACTTCTCTGGCGGCAATGCGTCTGCTGATCTCGCTGGTCACGGATACGCGGGAAAGTGTGCTTCAGCCGATGGATTTTATCGACTTCCGAAAATGCGAGGAGTTTTTGCTCGGTTTTTTGACCTGGAAGCCCTGACCGCCTGGCAGGAAACGGCCGCTGACGTCACATTTTATTTCCGCTGGACAGAAGACAGGGCGTGGGGCATGACCTATGCCCGTCTGAAGTGGTGGGTATCGCAGGCCACCCGTATCAATAAACTCAGGAATACCAAACCCGATGAGTAATTCTTTCGACTTTGAGCTGGTGGCCAGCGATCAGGCGACGGAAGCCATTGAGCGTATCAATGAGGCTATCCGTGATCTGGAGCCAAAGCTGGATAAAACCAAAGAGGGACTCCAGTTAGGAGGACAGGAGACCCTCGATGGACTGAACGGCTTTATATCCCGCTTCGAAAATCTGTCCAAAAATGCCCGTGATAACGTGCAGTATATCGGGGATATGGTGCCGCCGCTGAAGATGGTCGGTGAGCTCTCCGGTAAGCTGGCGTCGCTGGGCGTGGTCGGGGCGGCGGGATACGGGTTAAAACAGATTGCCTACGGTTTCCATGAGGCCTCAAGGGAAGCCTATAACCTCGATGTTGCCGCGAAAAATGCGGGTATGCGGGTGGAGGATTTTTCCAGACTGTCCGGCGCCATGCGGATACTGGGGGCTGATGGTGACAGTACCAACGCTTCCATCGAGGGGATGGCTAAAAGCCTGAAGGAGGCCGCCAGCGGTGCCAACAGCCAGGTGCTTGGCGCATTGTCGCAGATTGGCGTTCAGATCCAGAAAAACAATGACGGCTCCGTTGATACGCTGAGAACGCTGGAGTCGATAGCGCGCGTTTTCCCGAGCCTGCGTCCTGACCAGCAGAAGTCGGTTTCCGATGCCCTCGGATTGACGCCGGAAATGCTGGCGCTGATGCGTGAAGGTGTACGGATGAAGGCATTGCTGGCTAAATCTGATGAACTTGGCCTGACGGTTGATCCGGAACTTAACCGGCAATTGTCCGAGGTTAACGGCACCATGAATGAGCTGGGCGCAGCATGGGATGGGCTGAAAAACCGTTCGAAAAACTCTCTGTTTAAGGGATTGCTTTCCGATGGTTCGGTGAAAGACGGTCTCGAAGGTATGACCGACTTGTTCTCTAATGGCGATTTCACCGGGCTGTCACATGCGTTGGGGTTTATCAGTAGTAAAGATGCCGAAAAGCTACGCCGCATCCAGGGTGATAAAGCGTTGTATAACACCCTTTCCCGAGGAGAGCGCGGGGCGGTAGATGCCGGCTTTATGACGGATGCCGTCCGGAAACGCTACGACGCGCAATATGGCGCCAGTGACAGAGCTGAACAACTCCGTAATGATTTGTCTGTTATCCTGCCAGCAGGTGCAGCAGCTCCACGCGGGGAGGTGAATTACAGCCAGCCATCTAACCAGGCACTGGGCCTCAGAAATAATAACCCGGGCAATCTCCGGATAGCGCCTAATGCGACCGGGGTGAATCGTGGTTTCGTCACTTATGACAATAGCAACGACGGGTTGGCGGCAATGGCCAGGCAGCTGATGTTATATGGCGATCGTGGGAATAACACGCTGAACAGCATGATCCACACCTATGCGCCGCGGTCAGAAAATGACACTCAGTCCTATATCAATTCAGTCTCAGCCGCGACGGGATTTCAGCCCCAGCAGCGGATGGATCTGCATAACCCGGAAGTACTGAAATCTGTCATGGCAGCCATGATTCAGCATGAGAATGGCGCGCAGCCATATTCTGAAGATGAGATACAGGCTGCAATTCAAACGGCCATCAGTGACCCGCGTTGGTCAGGTCTTCGTGATAGTAGTGTACTCAGCCAGCAGAGACAGAATATCCTCGCGCCTCAGCCTGATACGTTTGACAGCTCTTCTATCCTGACAGCCTCCGGCAACGGGAGAGAGGCAGCCAGTGAAAACCTGACCTGGTCTCTCAAAGAGGCGATGGCCGATCAGAAAATGAAGCTGGAAATCACCCTGGTCAATGATAAGGGGGAGAAGAAAACCTATAACGTTGAGGATAACGGCAGAATAACAACCGCCATGAATTACTAACCCGTTTAAACCGCCGCCCTGGCGGTTTTTTTTATTCCGGAGGCCCGATGGCAATTATTCAGGATGCAATAACTTCCCTGATGGGCGGAGGCGGTAGTGAGGACTGGCTGGGTCAATTACGGCCAGGCTCCTTCCGTGGCGTGCCCTTTGCTGTGGTTAATGAGGAAGGCAGCCATGGTCGCCGGCAGGCCGTCCACGAATATCCATACCGTGATACCGCCTGGATTGAGGACATGGGGCGAGGGACGCGGCGATTTATTATCCGTGGTTTTATCGTCCAGAACAGTCTGGTCTACGGTGGCGGGGATGTCATTTCCCAGCGACAGGCGTTGATTAATGCGTGTGAAGCGAAGGGGAGCGGTACGCTCATTCACCCCACGCTGGGGGAAATGACCGTTTCCATACCTGAGAACGGGTTAAGACTCTCCAGCTCCGCCGATAATGGTCGTTCGTTTGAGTTTACCCTGATGGTGATTGAGTCGGGGTTAAAGGTCTTCGCCGTTACAGACAGCACCGCCGCGGGTTACACCGTCGGCACCAACTATCTGAAGTTGGTCAGCACGGCGGTTGCCAGTACCCTGGCGAGAATCAAAAGTGAGATCCGCGGCGTGAGCCAGGGGATTAAGACCATAAAGGGAACCGTGACGTTCTGGACCAATATGGTGGACAACACCATCAGTGAGGTGACGAACGTCAGTAACGTGCTGAATTCCACCTTCGGGAACAACCGGTACGGTCGGTACAGCAAAGGGACGGTTGGCGGGAGTTCGTCGGGTATTAACGGAAATCGTGATGCTGACGATTCAGAAGACTATCAGGCGTTATCTGAACAAGTCTCCGCTCAGGCCGTGATGGACCGACAGGCTGTACTTGATACGACCGCTGCACTGAATGAATCGGTATCTGCCGATGAATTTGTTCAGGGCGTTGCCGATGTTATTAATCGCATTCTGACCAGCGCCGGCAGCGTGAGCGATAAAATTGCTGCGTTTGAAAAACTGGCGGCATCAACCAGTACCGAATACCAGCGGTCTGAAAGTAGTCAGCAACTGGCTGGCACAATGAACACGCTCATCATTGTGCTGTGCAGCGGGGCGATGACGAATGCGGCGGCCGATTACAACCCTACCAGTTGTAATGAGGCCGAGGAAATCACGCAACGCGTGGCCACGCAGCTGGATGCAGCGTTACTTCTGGCGGGCGACCGGGCGGATGACGATCTCTATAGCGCGCTGATGGCAGTGAGAAGCGCCTTCCTGGACACCATGTCCCAGATTTCAGCCGGGCTGAGTGATCTGATGCAGGTTAATACCGCGCTGCCCATTCCTGCACTGGTTATGGCTAACCGTCTGTATCAGGATGCCTTACGGGCAAATGAACTGATACAGGAAGCCAGTGTGCCGCATCCGGCGTTTATGCCGACGACGATGAAGGTGTTGAGACAATGAGTACGGATAACGATCAGGATATCGTCTCTCTGACTGTGGGCGGGAAAGTTATTGAGGGGTGGGATTCTGTGCGGGTGACCCGCGGCATTGAGCGTTTCCCCTCCGATTTTGATCTGGGTCTGATGGATTATTTTCCCGGTAGTGATCAGAAACAGCTGGTGAAGGAGGGGATGCCCTGCCAGGTAAAACTCGGAAGCGATCTGGTTATAACAGGCTATGTAGACGACTGGTCACCATCAATTTCCCGGTCGCGCCATGAAGTCAGGGCAACGGGGCGCAATAAGTGCTGTGATCTTGTCGATTGCTCGGCAGAATGGCCGAACAACGTTATCAACGGCGGCAATGCGCTGGATATAGCATCCAGGCTTGCATCGTATTACGACATTACGGTTTCCACTGATATCGATGATTTAGTCAGCGTTCCCCAGTTCACGCTCAACTGGGGGGAGTCGCCGCAGGAAATACTTGAACGGGTCTCCCGCTGGTCAGCTCTGCTCTATTACGATCAGCCTGACGGCAATTTATTTCTTACCCGGGTGGGCGCAAAGCGCGCGTCCAGCGGTATCGCTGAAGGGGTAAATATCGAACAGGCTTATTACCGCCGTTCGATGGCAGACCGCTTTTCTGATTACGTCGGCGTATCGATGAGCATTTCTCCGATTGCAGGATTCTCACCGGATACAGCTTATGACTCGGTGACGCTGGCGACAGCGCGTGATCCGGAGGCGGCAAGCATGCGCTACCGGAAACGGATCATTATCGTTGAAAGTACGCTGATGGCATCCCAGCAGGCGCAGCGCGCCATCGACTGGGAGATGAACCGACGATACGGCCGCTCAAAGCCATTGAGCGTCACGATTGATTCCTGGCGCGATAAAGCGGGAAAACTCTGGGAGCCGAACACGCTGATCCCGGTAAATATCCCCTCAATGCAACTTCCGGATACGGAAATGTTGATTGCCGAGGTGACCTACATCAGAGACAGCGACGGCACTCACGCCAGAATGTACCTGTTACCGCCGGAAGCCTTCAGTGTCCAGCCCTACGCCTTCTATCAGCAAATCCCGGGGTTAAACCAATGATTCAAAATTTAAGAAAATCGGCGACCCGCATCGCGGGCATGCTGGGCATTGGTCGTATTACCAGCCAGAAAGATAGCGGGGTGGTACAGGACGTGCAGTATCAGACCCCGCTGGAAGTGGCCAGTGCGCCACGGTTTTCCGATTTTGGCTTTTCATCGGGGTTGCCGGCGGGCGCTGATGTGGTTATTGCGTTTCTGGGAGGTGATCGTTCCAGCCCAGTTGTCATCGCTTCTAACCATCAGGGGTATCGCCATACCGGGCTGAAGCCAGGGGAAACGGTAATCTACAACCAGTGGGGGCTGAATATCCATCTGACCGAGTCGGGCATTTTTATTGATGCCAAAGGTAAAGATGTGGAGATCAGTAATGCCGCAAATATCACCGCGACGGCAACGGAGCAGGTAAAACTGGTTACCCCCAGACTCCTGGTGACGGGAGACATCATCGACAACTGCGAGAAGAACGATAAAACGCTCAAAGCGTTGCGCGATGCTTACAACGGTCATGACCATGACGTTAAAAACGTTCAGTCCGGTGACAGCATCAAAACCAGCGAAAAAACAGAGAGTCAGGTATGAGTGATATTTCCTCTTTCTGGAATGTTGATGCCCTTCACGCAGACTGGCAGGCCGGAAACGGCATCTTAACCTCAGAAAATGACATGTACACGGCAGTGATTATCAGCCTGTTTACCGACGGGCTGGCTCGCGCTGACGACAATTATGAAGGTACCGACCGCCGCGGCTGGTGGGGTGATCTGGACAACGATCGGAATATTGGCTCAAGGCTGTGGCTACTGCGACGTGAAAAGCTGACTCGCGAAGTGGCGATGAGAGCGGAAGATTATGCCGAAGAGGCGCTGGCCTGGATGAAATCGGATGGCATTGTGGCAGAGATACAGGCGCAATCGGAAATTGTCTTCCCTGACAGGCTGAATCTGATCATCCGGTATTTGCCGCCGGCAGGGGACTGGCAGGAGTTCAAATTCTTCTGGCTATGGGAGCAACTGAATAATGCCATTTAAACGGAAAACACTGAGTGAGCTCCGTGACGAGAACCGCCAGTTCATGCAGGCAGAGCTGGAGAACGTTGGCGCGCTGCTACGATTCGGTAATCTGAAAGTGCTTGCCGACATGGACGCGGGTATGGCGCACCTGCATTATGCCTATCTGGATTATATCGCCAGACAGAGCACGCCGTTCACATCAACCGATGAATGGCTTGCCGGATGGATGGCGTTGAAGCAGATCTACCGTAAAGCGGCGACCGCGGCTCGCTCACCGGCAGCGCAAATTACCGGTACGCCGGGGCGGGTTTTAGCCAGGGGCTTTGTAATTAACCGTGCGGATGGCTACCAGTACAGCACGGACGCCAGTGTAATGATTGATTCCACGGGTAGCGCCACTGTTGCGGTGACGGCCAGACTACCGGATATCTCAGAGGATATCACTGGCGGTGGCAGCCGGGGAAATTCCGATGCCGGAACGCTCCTGACACTGGATGCCAACGTGCCGGGTATTGACAGCTCGGTTACGTTAATTGAACCGGCTACCGGCGGCGCCGACATCGAAAATGAAGAAGATTTTCGACAGCGGGGACTGCTGGCGTTTCAGAATCCTCCGCAGGGAGGGGGCGATACAGATTATCGTGGATGGGCTCTGGCGGTTCCTGGCGTTACCCGGGCATGGATACGGCGCCGGGGGATGGGGCCGGGGACGGTTGTGATTTACATCATGTGTGATGGCAGTGATAAAACAAATCATGGTTTCCCGGTCGGTACAGATGGCATCTCGCAGCTGGAAGAGTGGGGGGCGGTCAAGGCCACCGGTGATCAAGGAAGGGTTGCTGATTATATCTATCCGCTCGCGCCGGTTACTTCCCTGAATTATGTCTGCTCACCTGTCGAAAGGGTTATCGATTTTGAAATTAGCGGCATATCAGATGCCGGAAGCGAGACTACGGCTGCCATTGCTGATGCTATCGATGGCGTTTTGTTTGAATCTGCAAACCCCCTCGGTACAGGAAAAATTTACCTTTCTGATCTAAACCGTGCGATAGGGGATGTCGCCGGAACTGCCGGATTCATTCTGGTTTCGCCCTCTGTGAATATTGTGCCAGAAACAGGGGAGCTGGCCGTTCGTGGCGAGGTGAACTATACATGAGCCTCTTCTCAACTGACGACTACCTTAAAGCGCTACAGGCACTAATCCCGTCAGGGAGAGCCTGGACAAGAGATAAAAACGCAGTGCAGACGGCAGTGCTTCGGGCGCTGGCAAGGAGTTTTCAACGTAGTGATAATGACGCTCAGGCTCTTCTTAGTGGCGCTTTCCCGAAGACAGCGACCATCATGCTTACTGACTGGGAAAATACGCTCGGATTACCTGATGATTGCTCCATTGGCGAGGTCGACACAATCGCCAAGCGACAAAATGCAATCGTCTCAAAATTAATAAGCACCGGCGGTCAGTCAAAAAGCTATTTCATCAGTATTGCTGCCGCAATGGGTTATACCATATCAATTAAAGAATACCGACAGGCGCGAGCGGGATTATCAGTTTGTGGTGATGGGTTAAATGGTGATGACTGGCCATTTGTCTGGATGGTTGAAGGAGAGGAAACGAATATAACATACTCCCGAGTCGGGATAAGTTATTGCGGAGACCCATTACGTTCATGGGGAAACAGGCAGCTAGAGTGTCGCATTTCAGCGCTGTCTCCATCCTATACGCTTGTAAAATTCGGTTATATCTATTTTGGGTTTAATGACGATGAGGTGTACGAAGTCACTCCTGAGTTTGCAACTATTTTTGATATCGCCTCTGGATATATTTCAGGAAACTAACATTTAAAGGTTAATCATGAGAAAAGTTGGAAGTACGACAGATACTGCTGATGTTAATGGTGAATATACTAATGGCAATGTTGCTAATGGGATTTCACCGACCATTATCAATGCTGAAATGCTGAATACATTTCAGCGGGAGCTGGTTAATGTTGTTGAAGGTTCTGGATTAACTCTTGATTCGGGCGACGATGGCCAGGTATTTAAAAGTATTGGTGAAATTATTAAAAATAGTTTCCCAGCTTTGCTGGAAGCAAGAGGTTATCAGAAATTTCCATCAGGATTGCTAATCCAATGGGGTCGGGAATATTCAAGCGGAACTTCATTAAATATTACATATCCAGTTGCTTTCTCTTTTCCTCCTTTTTTTGTTTCTTCTGTTAAGATAACATCTGGAGATGGTAGGTTTTCTACAGTTAGTGATCCAAGTGCAGAAGGATTTACTGCATATGGGCGGCTGGCTAATGATGCGGTGGCAATTGATAACTTTTTTTGGTTTGCAATAGGCGTATAAAAAGGGCCCTGCGGCCCTTTTTTATGATGAGATTAGTTTATCTCTTGCCTTTAATATGGTTTTCTCGAATGTGTTATAAATGAAACATGAAAGTGATAGTGTTAATAAAAAGAATAATAACCATTGAGTAATGCAACTTGCGTAAGTGGTCGGTGTGGGGAGAGTTTGTTTAAGTAAAAAAATAACTGGCAGGTTAATTAAATATGCTGCATAGGACCATCTGGCAATACGTGAAACTATGTACATAATCTGCTTGCTTATTTTTATATGTATCCAACCGCATATCATGAATGCAAATCCTATGTTTGCCATGGGAAATAAAAATACTTTATAGAATGCGTTATTGTTTATTAATTCGTCATCTTGTGCGGAAATGTAGATGCACAAGGGTATTAATGCTACTCCAATCATTTTCATTTTATTAAAGGTAGGGGTGTTGCAAATTATTAGACCCAAGACGCCATACACTATCGAGTCTATTCTAAATAATGAAATTGTTCTGATTTCATTAAATGTAAGACTAGAATTAAAAGCTGCGTTAATTCTTAGTGCAAGTGGTAAAGTAATTAGAACCACAATTGCCAAGTTAATGGATGTTTTTTTATTATTCGTTAGAGCAAAAAACACCCAAAACAACAATGGGGTAATAAGATAAAAAATCTCCTCCACAGCCAAACTCCAGGCCTCCCCAAAAAATGAAGGGTGTGGAGATAGCAAGCTTTGCGAGAAAGTCAAATATCTTAAAACACTTGGGAAGATATCCGGTCTAATGCTAAATATAAGAATTATGTTTATGAAGAGAAATAAAATATAACTTGGATACGTTCTAAGCCAGCGTCTTAACCAAAAACTAGGAATCCACTCCCGATGAGATTCTTGGTTGTTTATTTTTTCAATTAATATTCTTCCAATTAAAAATCCAGAAAGGACAAAGAATAGCTCAACTCCAAGAAATCCGCCGAATTTAAATATATTGGTTTCTGGCATTAATGGCACCAAGAAGGTGCGCCCATGCGATAAAAGCACCAAGCTTATAGCTAGTGCTCGGCAAAAATCCAACCAATGATTTAACTTTGTATTCATTCTATTACTCTTTTAGCTACTAATTCTTTATTTTTACTGTTGGTTCGCTTTTGATTATTTTTCATGCCATGAGTTGAAAGCATGTAAATTAAAACCCCAATCATTAATTATATCTTTATTTGATATTTTTATCAATGCAAATCATTACACCACATTTAACGGAACTGGTTATGGCCCAAAGATATAACACTGGAAACCAACGTCCTTCAAACAGCATGAAGGACCTTAACGATAACGCCCTTGCTAACGATGATTACATGAATAGCGAGGCAGACACGTTTATAGACCGGCTTGGGGATGAAAGAGATACCCTGCGTGGCTCAACCAAAAAGATGCTTGCAGCAGGCGCAGCTGTCGTAGAGGAGACACGGCAGAACCTGATACCCCTTAGTCGGCAGTACATGACGCTTGAGGCTGCACAGGCGGATATTGCCAATATCCCCGAAGGGAGCACAACTTATGTGCGTAGCCCTGATGGCGGCTCACTTGCTGATGAATACATTAATAACGGCGGGACGCTGACTTCGACCGGAAGGAGAATGATATCTAAAGATTACGTTGATGAGCAGTACGAAAGTATCAACTCTAAAATTTTCGAACTTCCCCAAAGTGCAATACCATATGCTGCCGGGGTGCAGTTTACTAATGGCAGTGTGGCCCCGTTTATGAATAGTGACGGTCGCCTTTTATATCTTGATGAAAATGGTGAAGAGAAATTGGTTGCGCCAGCATCAGATATATATTTAAGCCCCTATGCGGAAATACCTGATTATGTTTTGCCAGATGGCTCTGTTTGTCAGCGCATAGTCATCGATCCTGAAAAAAAGATTGTTGAGGCGTGGACCGAAGACGGGGGGTATTATTTTGCGACCCCACAGGGGTTAACCCGAGTTGGAGAAATATCCACTGCTGTCGAGCAAATTAATTATGCATCAGCATCAGTTAGCACCATGTTCCTTAATTATGGAACCACCCGCCTGTCTGTAGATAACGACTCCCGCCCAGTGATGTATGTTCTACCGACGTGGGGGCAATCACTTGCCCAGGGCTGGAGTACCGTAACAGACGACACATTAATCGCGACAACAAATCTGTACCCAGAAAATATGTTTATGTTCACGTCTGATCGTGGTGAAGGCCTGGAAAATCCCAACCGCGGAGCAGAACAAATTGACTCCATTTCGCCTCTTAAAGAAACGATTAACGGTGGCTGGAAAGAGACTGCGTGTTCGTCGTCGGCGGCGCACATTATTAATGCCGTAGAGAGTATGACGGGTGTGCGAATTAACATCCTGCGCTATGTGGCCGCAGACGGCGGTAAAGCGTATCGCGATTTAACTAAAGGTTCAACAGCGTGGAGCGCGCTGATTCAGGGGCTTATTGACGCAAAACGAGTTTGTGAGTCGCTCGGTTATCGCGTCCAAGTGCTTGGGCTGGATGCAAAATTGGGTGAAACAGACACGGACGGAACGCCGCGAATGTATCCAGAACAATACACACGGTTTTTGATGAATCTGGACCGTAACTACAATGCCGAAGTGAAAAGGATTTTTGGTGGTGACCACCCCGACGTCAATATTTTTGTAGAGCAGTGTAGCTGGCAACCTCACGGACCCTGGGATAGTCGCGTTCGACAGGGGCAACTGAATGCTGATGCCATCGGCAATATCAGATTCACAGGCAGCAGCTATCAGTACCCGCATGTGGGGGATGTGATTCATATTAACTCTAAGGGGCAGAATAGCCGCGGCGTGCAACTGGCGCGCGCGGTTGTTTTTGAATGTTTTGGGACCGGATTTATCCCAATCAAACCTTACCTTGCATATTGGTCTGGCAGTAACACGATAGACGTTCGTTTTTTAACGTCAGTTGAAATTACCAAGGACACGTCAGATGCCGTTGTCAACCAGGCGGGTCTGGGAGTTGGAGGCGGTTTTCGGGTTCGTAAGCTAGCGGGTAACCGGGACGAACTGACAATTACTGACGTATCGATAAACAGCGCAGTTAACCCCGCGATCATCCGAATTACCGTCACTAATCCTGATGCTGTCAGGGACGTGCAAATCGGATACGCCCTGGCACGCACGGGAACCACAACTCAGTCTGGCCCAATTGAGGGGGCGCGCGGAATATTCAGAACCAGCGCAGGGATAACGAATCTCTACACTGGTGAAACTGAATATCAATGGCTTCCTGCTTTTCTAATGGAGATAAACTAATGCTCGTATTAAAAACAACAATAGCGTCAACAAACCCTAACCTGCCCGTAATTGATATCAATCCAGAAGAAGTCGCGATACTGGCAATGAATCCCACGGCCTGGATAAGTGCTGATTCCGGCGTTACGGCTTCCGGGGAGGCGGTATCCCTTGTGCGCGATAAAACGGGGTTGTGGGAGTGGGGGCTGGTTACCCCCGCCACGACGCATCCGCCAAGATTGATTACCTCCGGGACGCGCAAAACACTGCGTTTTGATGTGGCGGCCTCTAACCCAGGGATTATGAAGAAAACCGGTAACGAGCTGACATTTCCAGCGGATGGTATTTTTACGCTGTTTATGGTTCACCGCATTCCCGCTGCGAACACGGAGGGGTTCACGGCAACCGGTGGTAATATCTGCGGAAACAACGCTGCAGAACCTAACGTTGCAAGATTCCGTTTCGGGGGGGATAGCTACACCGGTAATAATATTTTCTACAACCACGGCAGTAAAAGTATCTCTTCCTCTCCTGAGAGCTTTCCGATAAACACATCTGTAGCAGACGTCAGGGATTACGTGTGGCATATCTCAATTGTCACTGCACTGTCTGATTCACATTCGTGGGAGTATGACGGTGTTGTATTGCAGACAACGGCATACGGTGCAAAACCGTTCAGTACAGATGAGTCACGAAGAATGACGGTTGGCGGAGCTGACAGCCCGTTTGCGCTGCAGTTTCGGGGAGACTTGTCGACGTTAATTCTGATACCTGGAGCAATCACTGTCGACCAGAAAAATACCGTGTATCAGTATCTTGCGGGAATTAAAAATGATCTTACAACGTAATCGAGGTTTTCAGCGCTGAAAATTGATAGCCGCAGCCTTTCTTGATCTTCGCCTTCAATAAAAATACTGTATATGCAAACAGTATTTATTGGAGGGCAGATCATGCTTCGACAGTCGGATATCGCCGCGGCTTTCCGCGAGTCCATTTTGCGCAGTTCCAAGGGGTTCCAGTACCTTCACACCCGTGACTTTGTTACCGCGCTGCGCCGGCGTGGCATCGACTTTTCCGAGGTGGAGGCGAACTCCTGGATCGCACGCGAGCAGTCGTATTTCGTCGACAAAACGGCAGAGCATAGCGAAAACCGCCTGTGGATGCTGGCCAATATGGGGAGGGTTCTGTAGTGGGCTTTCCTTCACCGGCGTCTGACTATGTTGAACGGCGTCTGACCGTTGATTCACTTTGCGGTACTGGCCCCAATACTCGGATAGTACAAACAGAAACCGGCTATGCCGTAGTGGATTGCTCCGTAAAACCAAAGCAAGGAGATACCGTTTTAATTCAATACGGCGGCGGCACTGATTTTGCAAAAATTATGGGCCGGGCATTTATTACAAGAGACGGTGAGGCTCTGGAAGGTGAGGCCCTGGATGATGTTACAGTTGGCGGGGTTGTGACATTCATTATCAATCGGACAGGGGAGGATGATGATGATTGTCCGGTGTTGTGA